CAAGGTATTAACGCCGCAGATTATAATGATATGATCGCGTTAATGGGTAACCAAGATGATTACAAATATAATGTAATTACAGTTCCTGGTTTAAATTTAACCGATAATACTACTCAATTAACTACTTTAGTTAATAATGTTCAAAGCAGGGGTGATGCTATTGTAGTTGTAGACACCGAAGCTTACAATGCAACAGTACAACAAGCTATTACAGCAGCTTCTTCTGTAAATAGTTCATACGCTGCTACTTATTGGCCTTGGCTTCAAACTATTGATCCAGGTACTGGTCAATTCGTATGGGTACCAGCTTCTACTATGATTCCGGCAGTATATGCGTTTAACGACAGTATTTCTGAACCATGGTTCGCTCCGGCGGGTATTAATAGAGGTGGTTTAAGTACCGTAATAAGAGCAGAAAGAAAACTTTCACAAGGTAATCGTAATGATTTATATTCTGGAAATGTAAACCCAATTGCTACATTCCCTGGTCAAGGTGTTGTAGTATATGGTCAGAAAACATTACAGAAAAAAGCATCTGCACTTGATCGTGTAAATGTTCGTAGATTGTTAATCGCCCTTAAGTCGTACATTTCTCAAGTAGCAAATAACTTAGTATTTGAACAAAATACTCTTGCTACAAGAACTAACTTCTTAAACCAAGTTAACCCATATCTAGAATCAGTTCAACAACGTCAAGGTTTGTATGCGTTTAGAGTTGTAATGGATGATTCCAACAACACTCCCGACGTAATCGATAGAAACCAGTTAGTAGGTCAAATTTACTTACAACCAACTAAGACTGCTGAATTCATTTACCTAGACTTCAATATCTTACCAACTGGAGCTACTTTCCCAGCGTAAAATTTTTAATTACGAATATTTATAATAAAATAAATAAATAAAATGGCCGTATTATCATCCAACGAAATATTTTTTACAGCTTTTGAACCAAAGCAGCCTAACAGATTCATTATGGAGATGGATGGCTTCCCAGCTTACATTGTAAAGGGGATTGGAGCTATTAATTTAACTCAAGGTACAACTGAATTAAATCACATTAATATCCAACGCTTTGTAAAAGGTAAAACTACTTGGGGACCAATTGAATTCACACTATTTGACCCAATTACTCCTTCAGGTGCACAAGCTGTAATGGAATGGGTACGTTTACACCACGAATCTGTTACAGGTAGAGATGGTTACTCAGACTTCTACAAAAAAGATTTAACTTTTAACGTATTAGGCCCTGTTGGTGATATCGTTTCTCAGTGGATTATTAAAGGTGCGTTAATTACCAATGTTACTTTTGGTGATTATAGCTGGGACACAGTTGATGAAGCTGTTGAAATTTCAATGACTGTTCAACCAGACTACTGTATCTTAAACTTCTAATAAAAGTTTACAGAAAATTAAATTTAAGCTTGGCTTTGCCAAGCTTTTTTTTTACATTATATGTATAATAGATAAAACTAGTTACAAATAAATTATTTATGCCCGAGTTTCAATTACCTACTGAAATAGTAGAATTACCCTCTAAAGGATTGGTTTATCCTGAATCAAACCCATTATCTTCAGGTCAAGTAGAAATTAAATACATGACTGCTAAAGAAGAAGATATTCTTTCTAACCAATCTTATATCCAAAAAGGAATAGTAATTGATAAATTACTTCAGTCTTTAGTTAAATCTAAAATTAATTTTGATGATTTAGTTATTGGTGATAAAAATGCTATTATGATTGCTGCTCGTGTTTTAGGATACGGTAAAGATTATAAATTTAGTTGGGGTGGAGAAGAAATTACTGTTGATTTGTCTCAAATAGATGCTAAACCTATAGATGAATCTTTATTTGCTTCTCGTGTTAATGAATTTGAATTCACTCTCCCATTTTCAGGTACACCTATTACTTTTAAACTTTTAACTCATGGTGATGAAGTTAAAATTTCTCAAGAATTAGAAAGTCTTAAAAAAATTCACAAAGATAACACACCTGAATTATCTACTAGATTGAAGTATATTATTACCTCTGTAGATAATGAACGAGATAAAAAAGTAGTTCGAGAGTTTGTAGATAATTATCTGCTAGCTCGAGATGCTAAAGCACTAAGAAGCTACATTCTTGAAATTCAACCAGACATAGATTTGTCTTTTTTTCCCCCTAGAAGTGAGGAAAGAAGAGCCATCCCAATTACTATCAACTTTTTTTGGCCTAAGGACTGAAGATATTCCTTTATTTAGGATAAATTTATTTAAACAAATCCATGAAATAATTTTTCATGGTAAAGGAGGGTATGATTGGGATACAGTATATCATATGCCTATATGGCTTCGACAGTTTACTTTTAAAAATATAAAAGAATTTTACGAAGAGGAAGCTAATCAAATTAAAGAGGCTAAAAATAAAAAAGGAAAAGGCAAAACTACTAATCTTTTAAATAAAGACGGAAAATTAAATATTCCTAACCCTTCAAGTCCTAAAAAAGTTTCATATAAGTAATATGTATTACCATATAATATCCATATGGCTTTAAAAGACGATATAAAAGGTTTAGATGAAAGTATTGCTAGATTAGAAGAAGCAGCTACTAGGTTAGAATCTACCTTTAATGATATAGCAGTTGAATTAGCAAGTGTAGCTCGTGGTTCTGAAGATTTTTCTTCTACTATAAAAACCGCAGCAAAAGATACCTCGGATTTAGCTAAAGCTACTTCTAAATTAAGAGGTATTACTAAAGATGATCTTAAAGATAAGAAAAAAGCTAATGATTATGCTAAAGTGGCTGCTGAAGTAGCTAGAAAACAACGTCAAACTCAACAAACTATATCATTTTTAGAAAAAGCTAGAGTAACTGCTACCGAAGCCGAACGAGAAAATATAGATAAAGCTTTACAAGGGTTATACGCTTCTACAGATGCAGCATCTGAATTAAGTGCTGAATACAATAATATAGTAACTGCTGCTGAATCTTTAAATAATCTTACAGGATTTTTTGATACTTTAGAAGAAACTCTTAAAACAATTCCAGGTATAGGTCCTTTAATCGCTAAACCCTTTAAAGAAGCGGCCCAAGCAATGCGTGAAGTTGCTTTAGAAGGAGGTAGTTTTTTTGATATAGCAATAGCTGCTGGTGATAAATTAGCAGAATCATTTGGCCCTGCATTTTTCTTAGGTTCTTTATTTAAAGCTAACCAAGCATCTGCAGAATTAGGCCGTGCTTTAGGAATTTCAGCTGAACAATCTACTAATCTTAGAAATAACTTTACTTCAATAGCAGTTAATTCAGATAAATCTTATGTAAGTACAAATGCTTTATCTAAGGCTATGACAGCTTTAGCCGAAGAAACTGGGGTTACAGCGGGATTTACTAATGAACAGTTAGAAACTACACTAGAGTTAACCCAAGTAATGGGTCTAGAAAACGCTGAAGCAGCCCAAGCTTTAAAATATAGTGCATTAACCGGTAAAAGTGAAAGAGAAGTAACTACAGAAATTTTAGATCAAGTATCAGCTTTAGAAGCTGAAACCGGTATTAGATTAGACGGTAGACAAGTTTTAAAAGAAGTTCTTAAAATAAATGGGCAATTAGCTGCTAACTATGGATTTAATAACAAATTATTAGCAGAAGCCGTAGTTAAAGTAAAACAATTTGGTTTAACTTTAGAACAAGCTGCCGAAGTTGCTAATAATTTATTAGATTTTGAATCTTCTATTGCTAATGAAGTTGAAGCTGAATTATTAACTGGTAAACAACTTAATCTAGAACAAGCTAGATATTTAGCTTTAACAGGAGATGTAGCAGGAGCTGCAGTTGAAGTTAGAAAACAAGTAGGATCAGCAGCAGAATTTACTAAATTAAATAGAATTCAACAAGAATCTTTAGCAGCTGCTGTAGGATTAACAGCAGACGAATTAGCTAATTCTTTAAGAGAACAAGAAGTATTAAATGCTTTAGGAGCTGAAAATATAAATCAATTAGCTGAACAAGGAAGATTAAATGAACTTTTAACAGTTGAAGGTGGAGAACAGTTATATAATCAGTACATGCAACAATCCGCAGCAGAAAATTTTCAAAATGCTGTAGTTAAAATCCAAGAGGCAATAGGTAATATTTTAGAAGTTTTAAATCCTGTTATAAACGCTTTTGCTTCTTTAACTTCATCGGCTGGAGCTACTTATACTATATTAGGGTTAATGGCTGGATTGTCTTTAGCTAAAACTTTAGCTAGTTTAGCACAAATGGCTATTCAACTAGGTCTTATGAGTGCTGGAGCTATTACTACTAGCACCGCTCTAACATTTGGTTTAGGTGCTGTAGCTATAGGTGCTGCTATTGCAGGTTTGATGGCCCTATATAATAGTCAAAAACAACAAGCTACTCAAATGCCTACAGTAGATGATGCTATTTCTCCTGCGGGTTATGGTGATCGTATCTTATCAACTCCTAGAGGATCAGTAGCATTAAATAATAACGATACTGTAGTAGCAGGTACTAATTTAGGTGGGGGTGATACTAGAAAAACTGATAAAATGATTGGTTTGTTAGAACAACTTGTAGCTAAACCAACTAACATTAATATGGATAGTTATCGAGTAGGTACAGCTCTTGCTTTAGTTTAATATTTATTGACACAACTAAAATTTTAAAAATATGGGATTATTAGATAAATTAACTATTCAAGGAGGTTCTAACCTAACGCCATGGGATGGTACTACCCCAAAAACAAATCCACTAGCTACTAAACAATCTAGAATGCATGCTGATCCTTCAGGATTACCTAGTTATTCTTTAAACGGATCTAATTTTCCTATTGTTAATGCTGAGTATCAAACTTATGAAGATGGAGATAATAACCAATTACCCCAACCTTCAGAACTAGATATAAATGGTGCTGTACCAATTTCTGCATTAAAAGATCCAGGAGTATCATCTATTAATAACTCTTTCAATAAAGGAGAATACTTAAAAAACTTACCTCAGTAATAAATGAGTTTAGTTCAGATACTTAGTAACCCTGGAAACTTTAGGTTTTACTCGGGTAGAGGTAGCTCCTCTAACGGTAACGCCTTTGGGCAAAAAAGTATCAGATTTGGTCGAGATAGAAGAGATGGTGCTTCTAGTGGCCAACCCTATATTCAAGTACCTATCCCAGATCAAGTTCCTCCTCAAGTAACTGATTTTATTTTAAGAAATGGAGCGTTAGGTACAGCTAGTGCTGTTTTAACAGATGAAAGTCGTATTTTAAAGTTTTTTACAGACGCTTTATCTCCAAATGGTACTCTTTTTATAGCTAAACAAAATTTATTAGCTCGCCAAAACCCAAAAGAATTTGGTACTAGTAGAGTTTATAACCCTTTAAATACTTTAGCTCAAGTAGCTTTAACTCCTTTTGGTATTCACATTAAAAAGGACGATACTGACCCTATTTCTGCAGCTAGGTCAGTAATTGATCCTACTACAACTTATGGATATCAAGTTAAAAATTTAGACCAAGCTGGTTCTGATAGACTTATTCTTTTAGCTAATAGTAAAATATACAATGATATTGCGGTTAATCCTTTTAACCCATTTAGTGTAGCAGTAAGTCCTCTTAATATTTTAAGATATTCTGGAGGACCTAACTCTGAATTAGGAGCAACTAATACTACTATTCGCAGATATTACTCTACAGATGGGTTTTTTACTCAATTAGCAGATCAAGGTAATTCTAGTTTTTTAGGTAACGTTAATTCTCCTGCTAATATATCTTGGATACTTACTAGTGGACAAACTAGAAATAGATCAGACGAGGTTGTAAGTGGTCGTTCATTTTATGATTCTTTTACTAAGGGATACACCGATGAGGTATTAAAATCTGCTAATAAAACTACTACTATAACATCTATATCTCCTAATTATTCTACTAAGAATATAACTAATATGTATGGAGATTTAAATGCTAGTTCTTCTCCTAAAAATTTAATTAGTTACACTAGTGGTAGTGGATTAAGTGATATTGAAATATCTACAACCGAAGGAGGATTTTCCGCAGATCTACTAGGATATAATAGAACTTCTACTGGAACTGATTTAGTAGAATTTAAAATTGCTATTTTAAACTATGGTGGGGCTTTAGTAAATGGTGCCCCCTCAGAATATAAATTTCTACATTTTAAATCATTTTTAGATAATATAACAGATAACTACTCAGCTGAATGGGATAGTTTTAGATATTTAGGTAGAGGAGAAAAATTTTACACATACCAAGGTTTTACAAGAACTATAAATTTAGGTTTTACTGTTCCTTCTTTTACAAGAGAACAAATGAAAACTAATTATTTAAAATTAGGATACCTTGCTTCAGCCGTAACCCCTAATTATAACCCCCAAGGTGGTTATATGAGAGGACCTTTAGTTAGATTAACTATAGGTGATTATATTAAAGATCAATGGGGTTTTATAGAAACTTTTACTTATGAAGTAAATGGAGACGATTCAACTTGGGAAATTAATATAGATGATGAAGGTAATAAAATTCCTATCACAGATCCTAGATGGGTAGGTGAATTACCACATCATATAAAAATTACAGGTTTTACATTTGTTCCTATTCAAAATTTTGTACCACAAACTTTCAATCCTAACTTTATATCAGCTAATTCAACATTTATAGGACAAACTCAGACAACTCCCCAACCTGAAATATCCCCAGAATTAGGAAATGCTTTAGCTAATACTAACTTTGCTTCTTTATTTTAAACATGAATCGTTACCAAGATAATAGAATACTAACTACGATAAAGAATAAGCAATATTATGCTACTACTCTTTATCAAAATATTCCTTTGTCTAACACTGATTTATATGTAAACACTACAGTAGGGGATAGATATGATTTATTAGCTCAACAATTTTATGGTGATTCTTCTTTATGGTGGGTTATTCCTATGGCTAATAACCAATTAGTAAAAGATAGTTTATTTCCTCCTGTAGGTCTTACTATAAGAATACCTTCAAACGTGGGAAACATCGTTACCGAATTTAGATTGATAAATGCTTAAAAAATGTTATGGCTAAAAAGAATATACTTGGAGAAGGATTTCCTAAATACGTTAGGGAGCAAGTTAAAATTAGACAAGAAGGTTTAGGAGAAGATCCTATTTCAAATGCATCTATCATTAAAAATGATGGAAAAACATCTTGGATTAAATTAGCGTCTTCTGTCAATTTAAATACTCAAGCACAACGTGAATTAAGCATTACTGCTAATCTTCCTGAAAATATAGAAAGACAAAATTATTTAGCTCGTTCATTAGTATTATATAACGGCACCTATAATCAGTTTTTAGGAAGATTTGGAGAAGGAATAGCTGGACCTTCATTATGGAATGGGGATGTAACTAATATTGCTACTGGGCAAAGCGTAGGAGCAGGTACAGTTTCTACTCAAGGTGGAGCTTATGGTTTTGGTGGTTTCGAGCAAGGAGCTAATCCGATGCCTGGTATATTAGATTTTAAGGTAACTCCCCGAAATCGTGGTGGCATCAGAGATGCTACAATTAATATTCAAGCTAATAATATTAGACAATTCCAATTATTAGAGTCTTTATACTTACGTTTAGGATATCACGTTTTAATAGAATGGGGTTGGACTAATTATTATGACAATCAGGGTAATCTTGTTACTAGAGATGATACAGAAAGCCCAGTAATGGCTAATTTTTTACAATCAAATCAATCTGAATATTATAAAATATTAGATTTAATAAACGTAGAAAAAGAAAAATCAAATGGTAACTATGATGCTTTATTAGGCAGAGTAGTTAATTTTACTTGGACTTTAAGAGATGGAGGAGGATATGATATTTCAATTAGAATACTATCAGCAGGTGATGTTTTAGATAGTTTAAAACTTCCTAATTTACCTACCTCAGAATTAACTTTAGCAGAAAATCAACTTAAAGCTACTACTAAACAAGGTGATGAAACTGTACCATTTACCCCACAGGATCTAGCTAAAACCCCCGAAGCTAATAAAAGTAGTATACATAGATGGCTTTGGTTAATTGATCATATATTAATACCTAATACAGACCAATTTGGTAATAAAATTGATTCTTTAAATATAGAAGGATCTGTAGAAGATTTGAGAAATACTTATATTACTTTATATAAAAATGAATTTGGAATATCTCCCGAACTTAGAGAAAAATCAGAACCTGGTCTTAGGGGAGAAGGTTTTGTTAGCTATTATTTAACAGATTTAATCCCAGGAATTAATGCTCGTTATGAAGTTAAAACTAGTTATGGAATAGCTAAACCTCCAAGAATTGGTGCTTTTTATGGAGAATTTAGAACTGAAGTTAATGATATGAAGTCTGAAAATTATGAAAGAATTAATAAGTTTATTAGTTTTGGGACTTTACTAGGTTTTATAAGTAAAACTTTAATGTATTATAATCAAAATACTGAACAACCTATTATAGATATAGATTTTGATTTAAATAATAATTACTGTTATACTTATCCTATAGTACCTGGTATATGTGATGCTACTACTTTATCTATTAATGATGATATATGTTTAGTTAATGCTTATGCTAATGTACGTGAAGGTGGAATAGACTCAATCAGAAAATTATGGCCTAGTGTTTTTCCTTTACAAGATGAGCCTTTTAACCAAGACTCAACTAAGAGTTTTGGTAGAACTATGGCTATCCAAATTAGTATGAACACTATTAAACGTTGTGCTGATTCTGCTTATGATTCTGTTGAACATACTATTAATTTAAATAATTTTTTAGATAATCTTTTAAAAGAAATTAATAGTTGTTTTTATGGTACTATAAATTTAGTAACTCAAATTGACCCTGATACTAATATCCTTTACATTTTAGATTTAAGTCAAATCCCAGATATTGATTCCTTAGGAGTAGACACAACCCTAACCAAATTTAGAGTCTCAGGATTTAATCGTGGAGAAGCTAGCTTTTTAAAAGAAGTAAATATTACTAGTGAAATTTCTAAAAATATAGCTAACCAATTAATGGTAGGGGCTCAACAATCAGGCAATGTAGTAAGTAATGTACCTACAGGTTTAACTTCTTTTAATAAAGGGTATACTGATAGAGTTTTTACTAAAAGATTAGATTCATATCAAACTAAAAAGAATCAACAGTTAGAAAGACAAAAACAACAAAAAGCAGAAGAAATTAAAAGGCTTCAAGAAGAGGCAGCTTTAAAAATATTTTTATCCCAATATCAAATATATAAACAATACCTTATATTAGCTCTTGATAGTAAACTACCCTCAGATACAATTAAAGCCCAATACTACAATTGCGTTGAATCTATTATTAAATGGGAATTATCTCAAATCACCTCAGATTTAAATACTACTACAGATGATAGTGGGCAAGTAACTTTTCAAGGCCAAAATCCACCAGGTTATATTCCTATTAGTTTAAATTTAACTATGGAAGGATTAGCTGGTATAAAGTTATTTAATAAATTTACTATTAGCGAAGAATATTTACCTTTTTCTTATAGAAATGCTTTTGATTTTATTGTTAAAGGTATAACACATACCGTAAAAAATAACTATTGGGAAACCCAAATTGAGTCTTTATGTGTTCCTAAGCCTCGAATAATTTTAGGACCTCCAACTACAGGAGAAGGTATTGGAATTGAAACTTTTGCTATATCTCAAGAATCAGGTGGTAATACTGGTGGAAGTAGTGATGGTTCAAGTCGTAGTAAAACTAAATGCGCTACAGACCCTAATGATAATTTTGGTAGATTAGTTAGTGACGAAACTCAAATTCCTGCTCCTTGGAATAAAAAATATACTGCTACTCAAAACAAAAATATTATTTATACTTTATTTAGAATAGCGGGATTTACTCAAACCCAAGCCGCAGTAGCTTTAGCTAATGCTCAAGCTGAAAGTAATTTTAATAACTTAGCTAACGGTGATGCTTGTCAAAGTTATGGTTTATTCCAAACACATACTACTAAGGGTGCGGGTATTGATGTTTTATTAGGAAATCGTAAAGCTAGTTTAATAGCTAACATTGACACCCGATATGCTTTTTTCAACCCATATGTTAATACTTTAGCTATCTTAGACTCAGCATTTAGATATAATCTTAAAAATTCTACAACTTTAGTTTCAGCTACTACTACTTTCGTAGATAAAATTGAACGTCCTAATGATAGAGAAGGAGCTAAAAAAACTAGAGCAGTATTTGCTACTAATCTTCAAAACTATAAAATTTCAGCAGCGGATGCCCAAACAGTACTTAATGAACTAGCATCTATTACTTTTACAGTTTCAGGTAACCGTAAACTATCGGGTACTGAAGTATTATCTCAACTAATTTATTATTGGGGAATTACTCTTAAAAGTAGAAATATTACATCTACAGATTCGGATGCTGCTGTTATAAATGCTCTTAGAAAACAATATCTTCCACAATTCAAATAATAAAAATGTATTATCCTGAATTTTTAACAGAAACTAATTTATACACTAATGGAGGTGAATATGCTCTTGCCTCTACAGGAGAAGCATACATTGGTTATTACTGGAAAACATTTGATGGGAAATATTTTACTAATAAAAATCCTCAACAAGTTCCTTATTTTCCTTTAGTTCCTATAAATTTTATTAAAGAACAAAATAACGGAGATAGTTTTATTCAACCAACCCCAGAATACCCTAAAAATAATTTAAATCAAAATGTCCCTCCAAATCCAATCTCGTATGTAGCTAAACCTACTAGTGGGGATTATTCTAATAATTTTTTTTATAGATATTTTTCTAAACCTATAAATAGTAATACTTATAAAGAAATAAATTCAAATAATTATTATAGATTGGTAAACCAAGATTCTAGCATTAATTTTATTTTAAATGAAGCTATTAGAGTTAAATGGGTATTAGGAGGATTTACTCAAGATGAAGTTTTTAAACAAAATAAAACTATAATAGAATATACTGAATTAAACAGTAATTTTATTTATTTAGGACAATTTTTAAAATTTAATTATTCTAAGTTTTATCAAGCTTGATAAGTTAAAGTTTAGGTATTATATTTACCTAAATGTTCTGGTTAATAGAAAATAAGAGTCAATTAGACGAGTTTTGCTACAAGGGTTTTAAAGAAGCATTTGTGGAGATAATCCCATACTCTCCCTTCATTCATCCCTCTCAAAACTCTATTTGTGTTATTTACGTTCGTCCTGTACGAGATGTAAAAGGATACATTTTACCTATTTTTCATACAGAGGTAGAAGAAAATCTATTTGAGGATCAAGTTTACCGCTTACTTAAAGGGTTAGATAAGATTTACTGTCGAGATAAAAAGGAGTTTTTACATTATTTTCCTTTTAAGCAGCTTGTTGACATTACCCTCACCTCCCCTACGTAT